ATACATTCTGTATCTTCTAAGTTTATTCTAGGTACTTTAACATTTACATTCTCTACATTTCTAGCTGCGTTAGACCTAAAATAATAAAGAGATTTTAATTTATTCATACCATACCAATGAACATCATTTACATACTGCATATATTCATCATGTACTTCTTGAGGCTCTGTAGCTTTTGGTAAAGTAAAGAACAGGTTGACAGACTGTGCCTGACACACAAACTCCTGTCGTTTTGCAGCATGTTCAACAATCCATATTTGATTTATCTCATTAGCTGTTTTAAATATTTCTTTCTCATCATCAGTAAGTATATCTAAGTGTTGTACTGAGCCATCACTACCTGATATATCTTTCCAAAGATTCTCTAACTCTTTACCTTTTAATCCTTTAGATTTTAAAAGCTTTTCAAGATATTTATTTTTTACTTGATAGCTTCCGGATAAAGTTTTGTGAGTATAGCAGTTAGCACGATAAGGCTCAATGCTAGGAGAAGTCCCACTACAAATGATACCGCTACTAGCATTAGGAGCAATAGCAAGGAGATTAGCATTCCGCTTACCGCTACCATGGATATCAGGAGCCTCGCCCCTTTCAATAGCCAACTCTTTAGTTGCTTCTGTCGCTTTGAGTTTAATGTAAGTAAATGCTTTAAAGTTAAACCCAGTTGCGTAAATGCCCTCAAAAGGAAGTGACCTACGTTGAAGATAAGCATGGAAACCCATAGCACCAAGACCGAGACTTCTTTCTCGATACGCTGAGTAGGCACTCTTGGTAAAGCCTTCTTTACCTTCTTTAACATATTTTTGAAAGCGTTTAAAATTCGCACTATATTCTCCTAGTTGTGTTGTATCTATTGCATTATCAATATAATGTTGGATTATATTATCAAGCATGGTTATTAAATCTTGTATAAAGTTATCGTCCTTTGACCAGTCATCAAAGTGTTCCAAGTTTACAGAAGACAAACAACATACTGCTGTTCTTTCTTCATCAGTTGGTAATGTAATCTCTGAACATAAATTACTTTGACGTATCTTAAGTCCTAAATCTTTTTGTGCTTTAGGTAAAGCTTCGTTACACTTATCAATATTGACCATGTAAGGCTCACCTGTTTCAGCTCTAGCATTTATTATCTGCCACCATAAATCTCTGGAATTAATAGTCTTAACAGCTTCGTTAGTTTTAGGGTCAATCAATCTCCAGTCATCATCATTTTCTACAGCTTCAAGAAAAGCATTAGTAATATTTACACCATTATGAAGATTAAGATTCTTTCTGTTTATGTCTCCACCAGATTCTTTTCTCATATTAATAAACTCTTCAATCTCCGGATGAGATATGTCCATATAAGCTGCATAAGAACCACGTCTTGTTGTGCCTTGATTAAAGGCTAACATCTGTGAATCTACTACATGGATGAAAGGAATAGAACCAGTAGAACGACTGCCGTGAGTAGTTGAAATACCGTTGCTCCTAATATCGCCCCAATATCCACCAATGCCTCCACCTGAACTTGCCAACCATATGTTCTCATCATAGTGAGCAGATAGACCACCCCTGCTGTCAGGAACATAATTGAGAAAACAACTGATAGGAAGCCCACGAGTGGTACCCCCGTTACTAAGAATAGGAGTGCTGAACATGAACCAACGAGAGGAAGCGTAGTTATAAAGTCTTTGAGCCAACTCAAAATCGGTCTCTCCTTTGAATGTTGCTCCGAAGACGGAGGCTCTTGCGAATGCTTCTTGTGCATGTGTTTCTCCTTCCCAAAAATATCTATCTTTGAGTGTGTCTAAACTAAATTTATCAAATGTCTTTTCTTTGTCATAGTTTATTTCAATTCCTAAGTAAGGCTTAGTTCCTATCTTATCTTCAACCATTGTCTTGTTCCTTATTGTTTACGTAGATTGCTATTATAGCATAGTGTATTATTTTATATAAGTCTAAGTTGTTCTTTCCGTCTTTCTTTCCAAACCTCATAGCATACTTCATAATGTTTCCAAGACAGAATCCTTCTCCATATCCTGAATCAATTATCATATCAGTTGCTTGGTACTTACCGTTAGCATAGTGTTGAGCATATGTATTACCTATGTATGCTTTTAATTCATTTAATATTTTATCTTCATTAAATTTATAATTCACTTTTCCATTCCTCCGGTAATGTCTCTTCACTATACCATGTAAAGTTATTTGTCTCTGCCCATTCAGCATGAGTTCTTTTTGTTTTATCTTTTCTTACCTTTGCACCCGGCATAGGTGAGTAAGGTTTTTGAAAAAGAAAAACTAACTCATAATTATCAGGTAAAGCTTTTCTAATATGTAAGTACTTACTATACTCTGCATAGTCCCAGAACCTACCTTTAGCTTCTAGTAATATTGTTTTACCATCTATAACTTTTACAAAGTCTGCTTCATACTTATGTTGAACAACATACTCTATAGTATCCCAATGATGTTTCCAATCTTTGAGAAGTGTTTGATGTATATCATATTCCCAAGCACTATCATATCCTTTAGGTACGTTAATCTTCTTAGGTCTCGGTTTTCTTGGTACTCTTCTAGGCATTCAAATCTTCCAAAGTAATGTTTGGATTATTCTTTACCTTTTTATAAAACCATCTAAGACTAAATGCACTTAACATAAATCTATTGTTAGCAAAGATATGTGTTTGCTCTGGTAGAAACTCATGTAAGTTTTTCTTAGTAATCTTAGTAGCATCTTCTCCTTCAGGTACCATCGTTCTTATCCAACTAATAAGAAGTTCTTCTGCTTTTCTTCTTAAGGCTTTTGCTTTTCTACCATTCATATCTGTGTAACCTCTATAACATTAGGTGGTTTAGGTACTTGAGTTAAGTATCTATAACCTGTTGAATATTTAAACACCCTTAAACCTTTACCATCGTTAGCATCTGCATGACATTCAAACTTATGTCTGCAATATACACAGCCCCTTGCAAGTTTCATATTACCAGATTTACCATCTGGCTCATCATCATAACATTTATCAGGTGGTGTAGATAACTTAACAGCTTTTTTAATATCAGTTATTTTCTTTTTGATATTAGGCTTATCAAAGTTATCAGGTTTAAACATAGCTAACTCTCCAGACTCTTTGTTAAGAGCAAGGAAGCCACCATTCTTAGTTCCTTCTGCTTGTTCGTATCCTGCAAGTTGAGCCATGTATCCAAAAGCATCATCTTCTGCTAGTGTTCCGTCTCTAAACTTTTTAAATGCAAAACCAGAAGCAGTCTTTACATCTACAACTTCTCCATCAATAACACAGTCCATGTGTCCTTTGATTCCGGATACAGTTATTTCTTTTTGTTCATTAGTAACTTCATGTCCAGATAACTTAACAAGAAATAAAACTATCTCTTCAAGTAAATGTCCATATAAGAACTTAATAAATGTAGGCGGAGAGATGACCTCTGTTGTATCAGATTCAGAGTTCATTTCATACCACAATTGTCTAGGCTGTTTGCCTATATTAGACATACGTAAAGAAGGTTTGCCTCGTGGACTAGGGTGTGACCAAGAGTAGAGAATCTCTTTCATGGACTCTCCAAACTGTTCTATTGTGTCCTCATCTATGTCAAGATGTTCGCCTTTTCCTAAAGCCGACAATTTATTATATATATCTTCTACTAATGTGTCAAGTGTTTTTTTATTTTTTTTCATCTTCTGACTCTTTGAAAGCTTTAATTACATCTGATGAAAATAATTTTTGAAGGCTAACAAGGAACATTCTACTAGCATTGTGGTCTCCACCACATACAGTTTTAAAACTATCAAGCTCGTCAACTATAGTTTTAAGCACATCTGTTTTAAATACTAAAGTACAAAACTCATTGTCCCCTACACATAAATTATGAAACCAATAATCTGATTCAGTTGCTCTAATACCAGAAGGTTTACTCCACGATTCATATTCAATACATATATTACCTGTCTTCATCCATGTATCTCTTTCTGATTTAACTTCTATCTTCTTACCTGTTAGCATGTCTGCTATTTTTTGTTCTCTTATTTCTCCATACTGTAAATCTAAATCAAATTTCTTTTGGTCTTTCTTAGTGGGTTTCACTCCAATTATCTCCTATTTTGTATTCGCCATCCAACGGACAACGAAGTTTAAAATGTTCTCCTGCTTTTACAATACTATCTACAGCAAACTCTCCAATAAAATCAGCTTTATCTTCTGGTACTTCTATCTGCCATTCATCATGTATGTTAGCAACGAACTTATATTCTACTGCGTTTAATTTTAATACGTTATCTAGCATAACCAATCCTTGTTTCATTATGATAGCTCCTGCTCCTTGAAGTAAAGTATTCAAGGCTGAATGAGAATTACGTATATGTAGTTTCCTACCGTCTAATCCTTTTAAGTACCCCTTTGCTGATGCTCTTTGTACTCTATCTCTAAGAGATTTAAATGATGGTTTATTATCAAAGAAATATTGTCTAGCTCTTTTACCATCTGCTGTAGTTCCTCCAACCACACTTCCAAGTTTTTCATCTCCTGCTCCGTACATGAGGGCATAGATGAATGTCTTCGCCTTATCTCTTGATTCAAGTTGTGCAAGTTTTTGATTAGAGGTGTGTATGTCTCCGTTAATGATTTCATTTGTGTATTCCTCGTCATTCATATAATGAGCTAACATTCTAATCTCAAGACCAGAAGCATCAACTCCAAGTAAAACATTACCTTCTTCTACAGTCCAACAAGCTCTACATTCTTTACCGTAAGGACTATAGACTGCCGGTACCTGTGCCATATTAGGATTTCTATGTGTCATCCTACCTGTAATAGCACCGTTAGGTATTACAAAGCCATGAACTCTACCATCTTCTTGTACAGCTTCAACCCAAGAATCAACTTGAGCTATACGTTTTTGAAGCAGTAAGAAGTCTGCTATAAGTTTGGCTTCATGTATGTGTGTAATTGCTGATAGAGTTTTTTCATCTACTATTGGCTGACCTGTAGGTGTAAACCTTTCTGGCTTCCAACCAAAGTCTACAAGATATTCTCCAATTTGTTTACGACTACCAAGATTAAAATCCTGTAGCGTTTGTCGCATAAAAGGTTCAAAGTTATTTGTATCTAAACATCTTTGATACTCATCATCTGTAAGTCCACGTTTAGATAAGTCTCCATCTTTCTTTATGTAAGGTGTAACTAACTTATCATCTACCCATTTAGGTTTAAATGTATTATGGACTTCATCTTCGATAGCCTGTTTCTTTTCTCTAAGTTCAGCCAATAAAAGTTGAGCTTTCATTTCATCAAACTTGAATCCATTAAGCTCTTGTTGTTTCATTATCCTAGCAACATCTTGTTCTAAGTTTATAGATTGTTTAGCAAATCCTTTACTCTCTTCTCTAAGTTTCTTTAAAACTAAAGCATTGACTTGTACATCTCTAACACAATAGTCCATCATCTCTTTAGAATAGTTAAGATAGTCTGAGAACTCTATCTTATGATAGCCTAGTTTGTATCCCCACTTCTCAAGACTATGACCACCTTCTCTGTTAGGATTAAACAACCTTGATAATACAAGAGTGTCAATGACCGGTATATCTGACAAGTCAACACCACCAAACCTTTCTACCATTGGTATATCAAATCCGATGATGTTATGTCCTATTAAAGTATCTGCATTAGATAACAGTTCATAACCTTCAGTTAATTTATCTGGTGGATATTTATATATCTTTCCAGAGTCCATATCTTGAGCAACTAAACAATGTATTAAAGTTGCTTTTAGGTCATCTGTTTCTATGTCAAATACTAAGTCCATTAAAATGCCTCGTCTAAACTATCATCAAAAGTAATATCTTCATCTGTTAGTTCAGATAGTCTACCTGTTTCTCCATCATAAATAAGTCTACAAGCCATACCAACATCTCCTGTGTATCTTGATTTAAGTATACGCATTCTTGTTGTTCTAGCTTCATCAGGGTCATCTGATTGTTGATTACGTTCTAATGCTATCACACAATCACTAAGTTGTCCAATACTATTAGAACCTCTTAGATGAGATAGAGATACTTCAATACCGTTCTCATGTCCTTTGTTACCGTCAACACGTCTCAAGTGTGAAACCAAAATGATTCCTGCACCTGTCTCTTCTACCAAACTTCTAAGTCTAGTCATAATAGAATCAATAGCACGTCTCTCATCTCCTTCATGTACAGCACTAACTAACATGTGAAGATGGTCAACGACTACCCACTTACAATCACAACCTATTATCATAAATCTAAGTTTGGTAAAGATATCATCAATGTCGTTAGTACCAAAGTGTGAATGAACCCATACTCTATTCTTGTTCTCTCCGTCATAAAGTATATCAAAGAACTTATCTAATTCTTCTTTACTGAATCTATCTCTAACTTGGTCAACATATAATCTAGCATTAGCTTCAATGGATAAGATACCGTCAATAGTTCTTCTCCAATCTTCTTCTAATGCAATGATGCCTACATTATCTGTAGTGTTCTTGATAAGATGATGTTCAAGTTCTCGTGTTACACTTGATTTACCAAGCCCTGTACCTCCTGTAAGAGTCACAAGTTCTCCTTGTCTAAGACCATACAACTTCTTGTTTAGTCCTTCATAAGGATAAGGAACACTTTCTTTTCTCTCACGATTATGGAACTTCTCACGTTGTTCAGAAACATTTATAACACCTGATGGTGTATAAACTTTAGCCGACCACCAAGCTTCAACAAACTCTTTATGTCTGTTGTTTTTAAGCATGTCGTTAGGGTCTTTCCAACCGTTAGGTAAGGTAACTATCCTTGCTTTCCCTGGTTTGAAAAGTCTAGCAACTTTGATACTAGCTTCTTGTCCTGCCTTATCTTTATCAAAAGCAATGATGACATTTTCAAAGTTATCAAAGAACTCTAAACTTTCCTTGATGTCTCTTACCGCACCATTGGCACCACGTTTGATAGATACTACAGCCCACTTAGAACCAAGTAGTTCATAAGTAGCCATAGCATCACACTCCCCTTCAGTAACGGTAACATATTTACCGCCCTTGAAAAGTTGTTGACCAAACAATCCTGTATCGTTATAACTTCCAGAAACATAGAAGTCTTTATCTCTACAGTTCCTAGTCTTAGTAGCTGATAACTCATGCCCATTGTAATAAGGATATAAATGTTTAACGACATTACCTTGTAGGTCATGTACACATTTTACCCCATACTTCTGAGCAGTTTGTACAGAAATTTTTCTATCAGTTAATGCTGAAAACTTTCCTTCATCTACCATATCAGGTTGTTTAGTTGGTGTTGTTGTAACTGTTTGCATATCCTTTCCTCCACATGCTTTAGTATAGCTAGGCATAAACTCTCCACAACTAAAGCATTTTGCTGAGTCATCTTCATTGATTCCTACAGCATCACTACTTCCGCAAAGTGGACAAGGTTGATGTAACTTATCCCAAGTTTTATCCATGTTAGCCCTCACTATGAATTAAGATACTTCGTTCAAAGACTCGTCTTCGTCTGAAGTTTCTTCAGTTTCAGTTTCTTCTATATTGTGTTCCAACATAGCTTCAGGGCTATCCTTTAACACAGATTCAAGATTGTTCTGATGTCCTTGTGAAGCAAAGTTCAAAGCTTCTACTAACACATTTAATGTACCTATCTTATTGATAGAAACACTTGCATTAGCTCTCTTCTGTTCGTCTTCAATCTTTGAAACATCATAAACGTATTCACCGTCATCATTTTTAATAGTAATAATCATAATTAAAACTCCTCGTTATCTGAACTAGGTTCAGTATATTCTACTAGATTTGTAACCTTCACAGCTATTAACTCTGCAAAAGTCCCATACTTTCCTGTGTAGGGTTTAATCTTCACAGTAACTTCTGAGCCATTACCAACACTAATATCTAAATCGTTGCCATCGTTGTCAACTAATTTAGGTGCAGGGTTGGTTGTCCCATCGTGTCTATCTACTTTTCTACTGAATGAGAAAGCAGGTTCATCATATTTAGGTTGACCATCTCTGGTTCTAACCCTTGATAAACCAAGACCTTCTAATCTAGTAGCAGTATCTTCGTCAGTCAACACAACTATTCCGTACTTATGTGGTTCAAACTTAGTGTTTGGTGTGCTGATATTTGCCCACATAGCTTTTCCATCTACATACTCATACATATATTTGTACCTCCTATAGGTTTGTTTTTAGTATTAAGTGTTTGGAGTCTATCATACTTTTTCTTTTTGTGCAAGTCTTTTTGCTCTTCTTCTTGCATTGTTTCTATCTCGTGTAAATTGTATAGCACTCTGTAAATCTTCCCAGAGTTCATCAAGTACTTGTTTCTTTTGTTCTTTATTAAGTCTTGTAATGATTTTAATATCAGACTTCTTAGGTATCCACGTATCCCAATAAGCTTTGTCCATGTCTTTCCATGTCCAACCTATCTGTTTGTCTAGTGTTGTTGATTTAAAATATAAATTCATATAACCCTCGTGTTAAAGTTTTAGTGTGATGGACGATGGGTTCTAGCACTCATTCCAACCTTTATCTTACGACCACCTTTAAGGATTTTACAGTAAGCTCATCTTACACTAAACTTTTAAAATCAGTCTGGTTTTAGTGGCACTAGACCAGAAACTAGCACGATTGCTCGTATGTCTTTAGGTTCAGGAAGGTTAGTTGAGGGCTACACCTTTGGACACACCTGTTATACGGAGTAATTATATTATTCCTGTCCCTCTCTGTCAACTTTTAAATCTAATAATTTAACTTTATATTCATCCTTGTCCCAAGTAAGTTCATAGCATATAGGATGTTTAGGATTATCTTCGTTATATTTTATAACATAATCTTCCCAAGCTCTATACTCTGCCTTAGTCATTGGCGTTAGTTCAGTATCTTTTATCTCGTCCACCATTCAGGCTTCTCCCTGTTCTTGTTCCATTGTGCATAGTGCTTCTCATGTATCACATAATTCCTGTAAGCCACAATAGGATTATCATCTTTGTATTCATCAGGCATAGCCTGTGCAAGTGGAGTCATGTCTCCTTTATGTATGTTATCTGGGTGCTTCTCTAAAGCCTCAAACAACTTAACATAACTTGCATGTTGTCTATTGTATCTAAAATTATATTCCATTGCAAGAGCTAAGAAATGAACATACAACCATTCATAGTTGCCTCTTGATTGTCTAGCCCATACTGTGCAAGGATGATTTTTGTATGCAGTTTTGTAAAGTCCTACACTATCTGCATACTCGTCTCCGTCTAACACTCTATGAGCTGTGCAAAGCATCTGAGCTGTTTCAAGTGGCATCTTCACTAACATCTTATCAGGCTGTGCTTCTGCTGATACAACAGGACACTCATCAAAATAAAATATGTTCATTTATCTTCCCTCTCTCTATCCATAAGTATTATTCCTACACCTGTTATACAGAATAACATAAATAATATTACTACTGCAAGTCCTATTAGTTCTCCTATCATTTACCCTGCCCTCTATATTTCTTATGGTTAGCTTTCTTATTTTTATTCATGGTAGAGTAGCCAACATTACCTCTACCTTGACTTGTTCTCTTACCTCTAACACCTGTTGCTGAAGTATGAGATTGACTAAATGCTTTTGATTTAACTGCCATAACTATACTCTATTTCTAAAAAGATATAACAATCCCTTTAATTTTTCAACTGATAAATGTTTTAAATGTTTAGGTATATTATTATATATATTTTTATTATTCATTTTATTATTATTTTCTTTTTTTCTTTTTAACTTGTTAAGCATTTTACACCTCCTAAAAATCTTGTCAAGTAATTTTATTAAAAAATATCAATTAATTCTAAGCCTGTCTAAGGGCTTGTTCGTCCATACCAATACCCTCATATGGCTTGGTTAGATAACTACTTACCATGTAGCTCATATGCTCTTCTATCCTATGTATAATATCTACTTCTGATACATTCATTGGTTCGTCCCACGTTCTTATGTCATCATAAAGAAAGTCGACAAATGTTCTAAACTTACTTGATGATAATTTATTTAGGATATATTCTCTTGCACATATGTCCTCTAGTTTTTTGTATAATGTTCTGTTCATTGTAATAGTCCTCGCTTGTAATCTAAGATAGCCATTTCAATAGCTGTCTCTGGTTTGTTATCGTGTGGAAAATACCACTCTCTAAATCCTCTAGGATACTTCTTACCTCTAACCTTAACAGTAAAAGCTGTAGGCTGTCCGTTGTGTTTAGCAACTTTTGATATCTTAACTTTCATCAGTTCAATCCCTCCACTAAACTCCAACCTTCTGTTAATATATTTTCTTGTGCTGACCATTTCCAATCAGTCTCTCCTTGGTCTCCTTCATATTGTCCTGAACTTCCGTCTTTGAACTCAACATACAAAGTCCCATACTTTATGTAGTAGTCTTTGACATTGTCCCAATCAATACCTAGTTCTTCTAAGTCAAAAGTAATAGGTGCTTCATAGATACACTCTATGTATCTTGGTTTATCGCTATCAACATTCATCATCTACCTCGCATAAATATAAACGTCCCACTTGACTGCCTTATCTAAAGGACAAAAGGGTATCGTTCTTTGGTTATAGTCTGGGTTATTGTATCCCCACCTGCCTTGACATTTAACATAGTGTTTCTTAGTGCTGTGTTTGTTCAACAGACTAACACTTTGTCTAACCTGTTGCAGTTTGTTTAGTTGTTCTAGCACATTACTACTGTTTTTATCTACAGTCATTACATAAGTTTTAGTTCTATTCATTCTTTTACCTCCTCTATATCGTAATTAAGTTCATTCAAATCTATTTGGTCTGTTGCTATGTCAAGTGCTTCATACTCGTCTTTACAATCACAAACTTCAATCTCAACGTAAGTGCTTACTATGTATGTTTTACCCATAAGTTTCCTCCTCTACTAATTCTTTTACCATATCTCTACTAAACCAATCAAACTTTTGGTTAGCGTTCTTCTCCAACAGATACTTGGCATTCTCAAAACCCATTGGCTCGTTTACCCAGACATTTAAAAGCCTTACACTCATGTCAAGTTTTTCAAGTGTGTCAAGTATGTCAAGCTTCTCCTCATAGTATGCATCTCTTACTTTACCCATTGTCTACCTCCTCTACCTCTAAAACTTCTTCATCTTCAAAGCCATAGTCTAGCTCTCCACCTGTAGAAGCTTCTCGAAATATATCATATTCTCCTGCTAAAACTTTTTGTCCTGCTTCTTTAGGAGAACTAGCTTCTAATTCTATTTCAGAATAGCCCTTCCATTTTGTATATACTTTATAAGTTTTCATTCCTTTATCCCTCCATTTCAAAGTTATCTAAATCTATCAAAGCTAATCTCTCAGCTTCGTTCTCTATCCAATCTACATCATCAGAAGTTTTACTCAACTCTTGATAGTGCTTCTCGTATTGTTCTTCATACAGCTTATCAGCGTATGTCTCTGTTATTATGTTGCTCATTATTTATCCCTCCTGTGTAAGTAATAACCTGTAGCAAGTCCTGTTAATAAATATACTAATACCCAAAGTGTTATGTTGTCAAACATTTTTTTTCAACCTCCTTATCTCTACATTCTGTGGCTGTTGTTTCATAATATCTTCTTGACATCTAACAGTTACCCACTCCCTTTTAAAATCATGCCTGTTTTTAATCTTTGCAAAATATGTAAAGGGTATAGTCTTGTATTCGTAAAAGTCCTTGTGAAGTTTCATATTACCTCCTTATATTTATTTATTTCTTCATTCCAATATTCATCTCTCTCTTGTTTATTTTGAAACCAACAACTACCTGCACTAGCATATGCATCGCCTGCGTCTCTATACGCAATTTCATAAATATCTTTACCTTGCATTTTTTTGTATAGCTTTTTAGTTATACATTTAGTTTCAAGTAAATAATCTAAATCAACATCGCCTGTATTTTTAGCTTTCATCATGTAAACATCACTAATACCTTCATGGTTTTTTAAAAAAACTTCATCTGTATATATTTTCATTTTTCTTTGTCCTTGATTATTAAGGCAATTGCATACAAGCAAAACGCCATAAACATTAGTATTGGTAATAGTTGTAAGTCCATTAGTTTTCCCCCTAGTTTTCGTAATAAAATTCTTTAGCTTGTTCTAAAAGATTTTCTACGCCATATAATTGATGTAGTTCATCTTGCCATATAGGTTCTTTTGGCTCACTTTTAATTGAGTTTTTAGTCATACCAATTAAACATCTTATAACCTCTTGTGCTATTTCAAGTTCTTTACTTTCTTTTTTATAAGTTAGTTTCATAGTTCTACTCGTCCTCCGTATAACTTTCTTCAATGTCTATGTGTCTTAGTTCTGAAGTATCACTTATCTTTACTTGTATGCCTTGTTGAGATACAAGTTCTAATAAATCTGATAAGGTATCTACTTCCACCACCTTATTATCTTTATCAACTCTCATCTATTTACCCTCCCATAGTTATTAGCTTCAAGGCTTTTCACATAAGCTATTGTTTCTGCAACTTCATCTGCTGTTTGAAAACTTTGAACGTCATCTCCTTTATATTTCAAAAACTTTCCGTTTGGTTTAAATATTGCTGTCTCACAATTATTACAGCTATCTAAACTGTGACGATTGCTTTTAGCTAGATATTTATTAGAACAATAGTTTACTCTGCCAAACTGAACAGATACCTCATAGCCATTTTCAAAAGCCATTGTAAAGCCTTGATAAAATCCTTTATCATCTTTTCTTATTCCTAACATAATTTGTAGTCCTCCTATGAATAATATTTTAATGTAGCGTTTATTTCTTCAACCATACTATTAGAACTTTCTTTATGTATTGACTCGCCTTGTGCAATACTTTCTAAATGTTCTTTAAGTTCTAGTATTAAATTTTTTATTTCTTCGTTCATAAATGTGTAGCCCTCACTAATTAATTTATTTAACACCTATAAATTTAATTTATTGTCAACAAATACACAAGATATTTATTTAATTTATTTTTTATAATTTGCTTTACATTTTAGTTGATATAGTGTAGTGAATTTTTAACTACTACATCATGCTTTCAAAGTCAATAGAATTTTTAAAAGTTTTTAAAGTATTTTACTGTATGAATATACAGCGTCTTAAATGCTCTGTATTGCATTTTCTTAGGGTGGTTAAGGTCTCACTATCAACTAACCAATCAAGACCTTAGAGAGGCTTAGAATTTACTACTATCACTGAAACTTATAATAGGTTATAAATAGAGATATAAAAAAGTAAGTGCTTACTAACTTATTGAAGACAAAAAAAAGCCCCAATATTTAGGGGCTATAAAACATTAAGTTTTTACGGAGTAATTAAATTAATTGTCCTTCATCATTCAAATCAACAAGCCTATATTCTCCTGATTTAATTTTCTTTCTAGTTTCAGCTATGCCTTCTCCTAGAAATTCATTCCTATATTTGCCTGTAGTCCTTGAATAATCCCAATAATGCTTATCAAGATATATAAATCCGCTATCGTTTCTCATAGCTATAACGCTGTTATAACTTTGAAAAAATTCATTATTATGGTTATCAGTAATAATAAACTGATTAGCTACTTTGTTTCCGCTACTACTTCTCATATTTTTTACTTTCATTTTTACTCCTTGCTTTTAAAAAGCGTTATATTTCTACCACGAAAGCCCCGAATTAACGAGGCATTTTTTAACGTGGTTAGGGGATTAAAACATGGCTTTGTGCGGATAGTCAAATATTATCCAGTCATCATTAGTAAATATTTTGTATTCCTCGCATAAGTCCAAAATATCTTTTAATTCTATTTTAAACATTCGCCTAGCATCTTTTATTGTATATTCTCCATATGTGCATTTATGTCTGCCTATTTCCTCGCCACTTTTAACATTGTCAATATATCCATAAATGGTAAAAGTTCCGTTTATGTGTTTCTCAACACCACCGCTCATATAAGCTTCTAAGTTTTTAGTTTTTAACATAATTAATTTCTCCGTTTAAAAAGTCATTGCTTTACTGCCCTGACTTGGAAAAACAATAACAGATTAAAAACAAAATGCAACACTTTTTTAAATGCTGTAATAATGCGGGTTTCAGAGGTGGTGTTGTATAAAATTTATACAGCTATAAAAGACGAGACAATAAATCTGTATAAAAATTATACAGCTTGTGAAGTGTTAGAAATCTTTAAAAGTCTTTAAAAGTATGACAGAGTATGACACTTTTAAAACTTTATAAGTATCATTCTTTTTTAAAACTTTATTAACTAGAAAAGTATGACACTTTTAAAGGCGAGTATGACACTTTAAAAACTGTATAATTTTTATACAACTTGTAAAGTCTTTAAAAGTTTAGGGTAAAACTGTATAAAATTTATACAACT